TAGAGCCTTGACCTGCGTTAAAGTCAACAGACAATAACTTAGAACCAGATTGAGAAAGTTCATTGTAGAATGAAGGTGGTGCAACGAACCATCTTCCTTCTTCAGGAACGCTTTGCTCATCTAGTAATTTAGCCATAAATGCCATTACGTCAAGTGGGTCAGTTCCAGTACCATCAGAACCTGTAAGGTCGATAGAGTTAGAACCACCTTGATGCTGACCCATAGTTTGAGTAGCAGCAGCAGCATCCGCACCTATTGTGTGGTCAGGTGAGGAAGCAGACAATCCAGAGAACATAGCAGCGATTACTGCAGCATCATAAGAATCTCTTAATGCGTAAGCTGCAGAAGAAGTTGCTACTTCTTTGAAGTTAACGTGTGACATATTAGTTTCAATATCATCTACGATGAATTTGAAAGCCTTTGCACTATCTACAACTAAAGTTAACTCTTGGTCAGTTAATTTAGTAGCAGTAGTATCAGAACCCCTAGTGTAATCCGATACAGAGATTACAGGTTCTTTGATAATCTTTACAGAATCTCCGAAAGCAGATATTTCACCGGCATAGTCGGTGTTAGTAATAGCTTCAACCACCGATGCTTTTCTGAAAAAGTTTAAAACCTTTTTAGAGTAAATCGAAGGTAAAAAGAAACTATTAGTTTGTCCACTTACGGAGTTCGCAAAGTTTGCATCAGTATCAGTTGAAGGTTCAAAAAATTGAGCCATGATAATACTCCTGTGTATTTATAGTTTATTTTGTGATTCTGCCTTGTTGCATAGCTTCGCTTATTTCAGCTTCGTGTTTATCAAACTCAGCCATACTCATTGCAGCAATCTCCCTTTCCGACCATATCTTTTCCTGTTTAGGTTCTACACTTGTTGTTTTAGTAGATACCATATCAGCAGCAGATTTAGTCTTTTTAGAAGTTGTCTTTTTTGGAGCAGCTTCTATTCCTAAGTCTTTTTTAAATAAATCCAATGCACGACTAGCTAAATCAGGGTTATTAGAGTTATTATAAATCCAATCTTGTATAGACTGGGGTTGCTCTTTTGCCCATGAATGAAAGTCATCACTGTTTCTAATTTCATCAAAATCAGGATGTTTTTCCATTAACCTTTCTTCTGCAGATTGTTTTAACATTTGAGCTTCACGTTCTTGGAGTTGACTAAGACGTTCTTCTAGAACTTTTGCCTTAGATTCGCTTTGCATATGAGCTACTGTTTCTACAACCTCAAAAACATCAGGATATTTTGTTTTAAACTCTTCAAGTTCTTCTTCAGTTTTAGGAGCTTGATAAGCTGGTCTATTACTAGCTGCTTCATTTAAAAGCTCTTGCTCTCTGATTTTAAACTCATTAAGTTTACTATCATAATGTTTTTTTAAATCATCGTAACGTTTTTTGTAGTCTGGTTTTTTATAAGGACTATCCTTAGCTTCCAAATTATCTACTTCAACATTACCAACCTGCTCTGCTTCATTAACATCACCTGATTTAAATAATTTATTTTTTTCAGATGGCTCTTCAAAGTAAAGCTGGTCTGCTGATTGAAAAGGTTTATCATTTCCTTCGTGCCAAGATTTTTTTAAATTATAAGGATTTGGCTGTTCCTCATTTTTGACTTCTTCTGTCATTTTGTACTCCTACTCAGGGCTTCGTTTAACAAGGTAGCTGCGTGTGCACTTGCAGGGCTTGTCTTGTAAAGGTCGCCTTTCAGTTTAAATAAGATAAAGTGCCTGTAACAGGGTAGCTTTATCGCCTAGCTTCTAACGTATGGTCTATTAGAAAGCATAGATTTTTTAATCTCATCACCAACTAAATCGTCTTCTTCTTGCATTGCTGCTTGAGAACCAACTGTTTCTTTAGTAACTCGAATATCCTGTCTAACTGGTTGTTGTTCAACCGGCATAACAGTATCTTCTTCTTCCATTAGCCCACCGTCTTGAGCTGTTTGTCTTTCGTCTGCTTGAGCTTCAGCTTGTTTCATTAGTGACATTAAATTGTCAACTCCTAAAACATCTACAGCCTTTGCAGTAAAGACAAATTCACCGTCAGATAGCCTTGCGGGTATACTGTCGGAGACTTCTGACCCCGGACCTTCAACAGGTCCTGAGCCTGAAAATTCCATTGCAACTTCCATAACTTTGTCAAACAACATACTAAGTTTTGGATTTGCTTGTAATTCTTTCATTAGCATTTCTTCTTCTTCATCATCTAATGCTTCATCTATTAAAAAGTCTACATAGTTTTCTTCCATTTCTTCATCTGGAGCTTGTGCTTTTTCAATAGCTTTTTGTTCTGCTGTTTTTTCTTCTGGCATCATATCTGCCATTTGATTATCCATATTAGATGGTTCTTCTGTTTCCAGCATGTCTGCCATTTGGTCATCCATCATCATGCCACCTACTTGTGCACTTATTCTTGCTGGAGGTAAAGGTTTTAATTGTCCATATTCATCTGTTTCTAATTCAGGCATACCAAGTTTTTTTCTCATTTGAGGATTAGTTCTTACTGAATTTATTACACTTCCAAATATTCCACCAAGTCCACCTATAGCTTTTTTATCACGCATGTTTTCTTCAATAGCTTTACCTCTAGCTTCTTCATAAGATGATAGTTCACCATCATTATCTAAATCAGCTTTTTCAGGATTTTGTAATTCACCACCAACATTAAGTGGACTTCTTTTTGGAAATTCTTCAAGTTCTTGAGGTTGCAATTCTTTTAATATTTGAGTAGGAGTTTTATTTTCTTTTATTGCTCTTTTAATTAAGTCATCTTTTTCTCTAAGAATATTTTCTATTTCAAATTTATCAAACTCAGGACTTAATTCCATTAATTCTTCATTAGTTAATTCATCTCTACCAATAGATTCTATTTCAGCTTCATAGTCATGATTTTTTATACGATTTTGATGATACTCTACTGTTTTATCTAATTCTTTAATAACTTTATCATTTTTAAATTGTTTAGGTGTAGAAGATTTTTTAATTAAATTATTTATTATTTTAGCTAATGCACTCGCACCAAATACAAACTTTTCTCTGTCGTCTGAAAGTAATCCACCTTCTTGATTTTTATCTCTTTCATTTAACATTTGAATAGTTTCACCACGTTTATCTAATGCATCTTTTTCCATTTTAAATTTAATTTTATCCAAATAATCTTTTCTTTTAGCTAAATATTCTTTATTTTCAGACATAAAAAAATCACGATTTGATAATTTTTCTAAACGACTTTCTAGTTCTTTTTGTTTTTCGTTGCCTATAACTTTTAAATAAATTTCATCTTGTAATTGACGTCTTAACTGATTTCTTTCTTCAAATGGACTTTGCCCAATTAAACGGTCCATTCTATCTTGAAAAGTATCTTTTTTATTTCCTTTTTGTTGTAAAAGTGCAGGTTCTGTTATTTTTCTTTTAGCCATATTTATTCCTCTATTCTATTCAGAGCCTCCTTGACCTGTTGGGGCAGAGCCTCTAAGTGTACCAGAGAAGCTATCTTCCCCTGCAACCGGAACATTTCCGATTCCGATGTTGCCACCGCCAGTGCCTGTAACTCCAACATTTTGCGTTCCTTGAGGTACTCCACCAGCACCTCCCACACCTGTGGGTTGTTGACCACCGGGTTGAGCTTCCTCGCCTGTGTTTTGTCCAGCATTTTGCATTCCTATAATTTGTGCCATCATAGCTGCTTCTTCTGGGTCATTTAAGATTTCATCAGGGTCTAAGTCTAAGCTATAGGCAAGTTCACTAACCAATTTAGATATTTTAACAAAAGGTGCAATAGTTGGATTTTGTGCAGTTTGTAAAAACATTGTTAGTCTTTGACTTCTAACTTCTTTCTGCATTAAACTATTTGTACCAGTTGCCTTAACTTCTAAATCACCTACCACATCTACCTCACCTTCAAAGAACTGCATGTTCCATTGAAAGTAAGCCTCTCCTAATGGTTTTAATAAAAAGTCATCAAGATTTTTAATAACTGTTTTAATATTTAAACTAGCAGCTCCTAGTAACATTGACATACCAGAAGCAGTTCGTGTCATACTTTGTACTCCAGTTTGTCCATGTGAGTAACTAGGAATACCTGTTTGTTCATCTGCTAACTGTCTAAACCTATCAAACATCATCATGTTTTCTGGTGCAGTGTTAGGAAACTTTAAGCCATATATAGACTGACCCGGTACTCCTGCTTGTCTTCTAAATATCTTACCCGGATATATTTCCATGTTCTGTCCACCAACAAGAGCCGATTCATCAACATCAAATACTAATGAACCAGCTAATGCTAAATTATCAATAGCCATCCGAGCATGACCATTCATAATCTGTTGAGAATCATCCATATTCTCAGCGATACCTATACCAAAAAAGTTATAGGGGTTTCTTTCATAAGGAAAAGCATTGTATGGAATACGATAAGGTGTAAATGGATTTATTACTGCTCGTAATAATTTATTACCACATATCCATGCATTTATCTGTATCTCATCTAAATCATCTACACTATCAGGTAAATCAATACCAACTTCTCTAGCATACTCTGCATCCATAATACCCCAGTATTCAAGGACTTCAAAGTTTGAAGAGTATTCTTCATCAACAGTAGAATCATCTTTTAGTTGAGCTTCAAAACTTTTTTCTTCGTAGTTAGCTCCTAGTCTTAAACATTCTCTAATAGCTTCTTTATCAAAGAAAGGCATGTTTCTTAACTGCCTTAATTGACTACGATTCATTTTGTGTCTATGTATTACATATTCACATTCATCTATATTAGTTGCTGCAGGGTCTGGGTAAAAATCCCAACAGCTTACAAATTCTATTCTTGGTACTCTAACTTCAAGAGGATTAAATTTTCTTTCTCCTTCTTCATCATAAGTCCATCTATTTAAAGTTTTATTAAAATTAAATGGACCTTTAACAATACCTGTACCAAGTAATGCAGATTCTAAAAGTGCATTTCTTATTTCTGATGAACCATTCGATTCTTCTATTTGGTCATGGATTAATTTTTCCATTCTTCTCGCAGCTCTTTGTGCTGGAGATATTTCCATAATAGATGGGTCAGGTGTTAAACCTTCTTTTAAAATACCAGCTTCATCAGCTAGTTCTTCAATACTTTTTTCAAACATTCCAGTACCAATAGTAGCACCGGGTTTTAAAACTTTACCATCTCCTTCATAACCATAAGCATAAATACTTTCAACTGGTTCATCTTCTATTCTATTACCAATATTATCAGGTACATTACCAGATTCTATAGAAGGATTAGGATTATTAACATCTAAGAAGGCATCTTCTTTATCACCTTCTGGTAATTTAGTTTCAGAAATACCTATAGGAAATTTACCTGTACCAAAAATAACATCTACTAATTGTCCAAAAGCAGCAAGTACTTTTGTTTTAGTTATCTTAACAAATATTCTAGATTTTTCAGATTCTCTAAACTT